GTAGAGAAAAAAGCACGAAGCGTGCACCAGTCGTAGACGAAGCGCCACCTAACCAAGAACCAATAACCATAAACCAAGAACCAGTAAAGAAGATGCAGCGCGGCACGCGCTTGCCAGCAGACTGCCTCCTTCCTGTCGACTGGTCTGAGTTTTGCAAACAGGAACGGCCAGACCTTGTGCCCCGGCAGGTGTTCGACGAGTTCAGGGACTACTGGATTGCACAGCCTGGCCAGAAGGGCGTCAAGACCGACTGGAACGCCACCTGGCGCAACTGGGTGAGAAGGCAGAACCAGGCCCGGACGGCTGGCCGCACTGAGCACAAGCATGCGGCAGCAGCTCGGGCGATCTTTGATGGGGTGTTCGACAATGAATAACCTCGCCACCCTTGCACAGCAGGCCATCCAGCATGCTGGCCAACAACCCACACCCAAAGGCGACAACCCGACGATCCGCAAACTGTTTTTGATTTTGCATGGTTCTTACGGCAGCCTGTTCACCACCAAGTTTTCCACAGGCGAGCGCGACGCCAACGGCAAGGACAAGGGCATTCGTGCCGCCATGCTGGTTTGGGAGGCAGCCTTGGCCAAGTATTCACCGGACACCATCGAGACGGCAGCCAAGCGCCTGGCCGACGAGTGCCCTGACTTTCCGCCAAACCTGCCGCAGTTCGAGGCGATCTGCCGGGCGGTGATGCCGCGCCAGACCATCACAGACGAACGGCCGCGTCAGCTGCCACCGCCAAACCCGACTGGCCCAGTGGAGTTTCAAGCCATGAACGATGGCCGAGACTGGGCACGAAAGATTCTTGCCAGGCAGACTGCTGGACACAGAATCAGCCTCGGAAGCATTGAGTTGGCCAGGAAGGCGCTCAGAATCCAGGAGGGCGAATGACATGCACAGCCTGCCAAGCCCACGCACAGAACCCGCTGTCTGGCCAGTATCACTTTGGATGCCTGTCGTGCTGCACCCGGCTGGTGCTGAGCGCCCGGCCGAACAAACAAGCAGCAGCAGGGATGCTGGCAGCGATTGCCAGATACCCACAGAACCCTGGCCGGGAGCGCATCTTGGCATCCGTCGCCCAGGCATTGACGAAACCCCACTCAGCCTCGAAGAGTGCTGGATCGCAGTCCGGGAGTGCCTGACATGACCGAGCGCCAACGATTCACCCTCTGGGAGCCAGTCCAGGCCCACAAAGTCCTGACGCAGCAGATCTGGCCGCTGCTTAAGTCCCTGCTGATGGCTGGCCACCGCATGGTGGTGGAGATCAAGCCAGAAACCCGCACGCTTGCACAAAATGCGCGTTTGTGGGCGATGTTGACCGATGTGGCCAAGCAGGTCGACTGGTACGGCCGCAAGCTGAGTGCCGAGGAATGGAAGCACGTGATGACCGCATCGATGACCAAGCAGGACGTCGTGCCTGGCATCGATGGCGGATTTGTGGTGCTCGGCAAGTCCACCAGCAAGATGACCAAGCCCGAGATGAGCGAGCTGCAGGACTTGATTGAGGCCTTCGGTGCGCAGCAGAACGTGCGCTTCACCGCGCCTGAGTACGTTGACCCAGAGACTGGAGAGATCACATGAGCAACATCACACCATTGCGCGGCGCGTCCGTGCCAACCAACGAGCCGAACGCTGCCTTGGTGGCTGCGCTCAAAGACATCCTGGCCGACGCTGAATCTGGCCGACTGCAGTCATTCTTTGCCGCAGGCTTTCTGGCCGATGGCCTGCGAATGTCCTGTGTGCTCGGTGACCATTCCAACGTCTACGAGGTGATCGGCTCCATTGAGATGCTGAAGCATCACTACATCACAAACCACACGGAGAGGCTATGACAACAGCCCACGTTCGCTCCATCATGAAGTCGGTCATTGCATCCGGCTTTGACCCGACCGAAATGCAGTGGTTTGACATTTCAGGCGCTGACCTGTCCACCGGCATCAAGATCGACAACCTGACGACCCACCGGCCACCGTTTGAGAAAAGCCTGGTGCTCTGGGCTGGTCAAACCTCAAGCCATGAGCGTTACGAGATGATGATGCTGGCCGCTGGAGACGATCCAGAGGAAGGTATCGTGCTCGATCTGAGCAAGGGACAGCCTGGTAAATACACCACCTTCCCGCCGATGGTTTACGCCATTGTGGATGGGCAGATCAAGTACGGCCCCGTCGATGAAGTCCAAGACCTGCCGCGAGATGTGGCCGAGATCATGCTGGCCACCATGTCCAAGTGGCTGGAAAGCATGGACACCGGCTGCGAGTGTTATCAGCCCGTGATAACCAACACCTTCACGAACAGGCGCAAAATCGCTGCAGGCAAAACACCCACCTACGACTGGCGTACCGTCAAGATCGGCCCAAAGACCGCCAAAAGCGAATCGAAAGGCGGAACGCACGCATCCCCCAGGCTGCACGATCGTCGCGGCCATATTCGCAGACTGGCCAGTGGAAAAAACGTCTGGGTCAAGGCTTGCAAGGTTGGAGATGCCAGCCTGGGCACCGTATTCCACGATTACAAAATAGAGGCGAAATGACCACAATCGCAGAACGCAAGCACATGAGCCGCGTGGCCGAGCTGGGCTGCGCTGTGTGCCACCGCCTCAACTACGGCGCAACACCGGCTGAGCTGCACCACCCAAGGCACGGCACCGGCATGGGCCAGCGTGCCAAGCACATGGACGTCATCCCGCTTTGCCCGGAACACCACCGAGGCAACACCGGCGTGCACGGCCTGGGCACCAAGGGCTTTGCCAAGCACTACGGATTCACCGAGGCCGACTTGCTGGCAGAAACACTGGAGCGACTGAAATGACATTCTTGGAACGATACTGGCCAGTCCTGCTGACCGTTGTACTTGTTGCACTTGGCCAATGGTGGGGCGTGGTGGCTCTGTATGTCTGGCTCATCTGGACGAGGTGGCTGTGAGAATTGTCCTTCCCTGGCCACCCACAGGTCTGTCCCCGAACGCCAGAAACCACTGGGCCAAGACCGCCAAGCTCAAAAAGCAATACCGCGAAGCCTGTTTCTGGCAGGCTATGGAGCAGGGCGCACGCCCGATCCAGTCCGCCAGCCTGCACCTGACCCTGACGTTCTACCCGCCAACCCGCAGGCAGTACGACCTGGACAACGCCCTGGCACGCATGAAAGCCGGTCTTGATGGCCTGGCCGACGTGCTCAAGGTAGACGACAAACACTGGACGCTGACCATCCGCAAGGGCGAGACGGTCGGCGGATTCGTAGAAGTTTACATCGAAAGGCCCACAGAATGAAACTCCCAGACCAGCTCGAAACCATCCAGATCGATGCGCTGATACCCTACGCACGCAACAGCCGGACGCACTCCGACGCGCAGGTGGCGCAGATCGCTTCATCCATCAAGGAATTCGGATTCACGAATCCGGTGCTGATTGATGGGGGGGGGGGGATCATTGCCGGACATGGCCGAGTACTCGCTGCACGCAAGCTGGGCATGAGCGAGGTTCCATGCATCCGACTGGAGCACCTGACCGACGCGCAAAAACGCGCCTATGTGATCGCAGACAACAGGCTGGCGCTGAACTCCGGTTGGGACACTGAAATGCTGAAGGTGGAGTTTGCCGATCTGCAGGAGCTCGGTTTCGACCTTGAGCTGACCGGATTCGACTTGGACGAGATCAAGGAGCTGCTGGCACCCGTGGGCACCGAAGGCCTGACCGACCCGGACGACGCCCCACCGCTGCCCGAAACCCCGCGCACCGTACCCGGCGACATTTGGGTGATGGGAAAGCACCGCCTCCTGTGTGGCGACAGCACCAGCATGGACGACTTGGCCAAGCTCTGCGAAGGGCAGCTGGTCGACATGTGGCTGACAGACCCGCCTTATAACGTGGCATACGAGGGCAAAACCAAGGACGCGCTGAAGATCAAGAACGACGAGATGGGCGACGACCAATTCCGGCAATTCTTGCGCGATGCTTACACGGCAGCCGATACGGTCATGAAGCCGGGCGCTGTGTTCTACATCTGGCACGCTGATTCCGAGGGCTACAACTTCCGAGGCGCGGCCAAGGATGCTGGTTGGACTGTCCGCCAGTGCCTGATCTGGAAGAAGTCCAGCATGGTCATGGGACGCCAGGACTACCACTGGAAGCACGAGCCGTGCCTGTATGGCTGGAAGGAAGGAGCCAGCCACCTCTGGGCGGCCGACCGTAAGCAGACCACTATCCTGGAATTCGAGAAGCCTTCCAGGAACGGCGAGCACCCGACCATGAAGCCCGTGGCCCTGTTCGAGTACCAGCTCCTGAACAACACCAAAGGCGGTGACCAAGTCCTGGACAGCTTCGGCGGCTCCGGCACCACCTTGATCGCTGCCGAGAAGAATGGCCGCGTCGCTCGAATCATGGAGCTCGATCCGAAGTATTGCGATGTGATTGTGAAGCGTTGGCAGGATTTCACAGGCAAAATAGCAACTCACGCAGAAACTGGCGAACCTTTCGCGGAGGTTACAAATGGCAAAGCAAACAGCTGAAAAATCGACCCGACTGCCTAAAAAAGAGGCAGTCCAACCCAAAAAGAACGGCGGCGCACGTCCTGGCGCTGGTCGCAAACCCTTTGAACCAACCGATGCCGAGCGCAAGCAAGTGGAGGCGCTGTCCGGCTACGGCGTGCCGTTTGAGCAGATCGCGGCGCTTGTCCGGGACGGCATCCACGTGGACACGCTCCGGGAAAAGTTCTCGACCGAGCTGGTGAACGGCAAGGCCAAGGCAAACGCCCAGGTCGGCAAGGGCATCTTCCAGAAAGCCATGGCAGGCGACACGACCGCGCAAATCTGGTGGTCAAAGTGCCAAATGGGCTGGAAGGATGTGCAGCGCCACGAGGTGACCGGCAAGGACGGCGCACCGATTGCTGTGGCCACCCTGGACGTTTCCAAGCTGGGCACCGATGTGCTGGCGCAGATCATGGCCGCAAAAGATGCAACTGACGGAAGCTGACCTGCTGGCCGTCGAGCGCGAGCTGTGCAGGCGCAGTCTGGCTGAGTTTGCCAAGCGTGCCTGGCGCGTGCTCGAACCGGCTGCCGAACTGAAGTGGGGCTGGGCGCTGGACGCCATCTGCCTGCACCTGGAGGCCGTGACCAAGGGCGAGATCAACCGCCTGCTGATGAACGTGCCACCCGGCTCCATGAAGTCCCTGCTGACTGGCGTGATCTGGCCAGCCTGGGAGTGGGGGCCTCGGGACATGCCCGAGATGCGCTTTGTTGGTACTGCCCATGAAGAACAGCTGGCCATCCGGGACAGCCGACGCTGCCGCGACCTGATCAAGTCCGACTGGTTCCAGAAGCTCTGGCCGATCGAGCTGCTGGCCGACCTGGACGGCAAGCGCGAGTTCGGGAATACCCGCAAAGGCGTGCGCCAGGCCCGAGCATTCACCTCCATGACCGGCGTGCGTGGCGACCGCGTCATCCTGGACGACCCGATCAGCGCCGACAACGCCAACAGCCAGGCCAAGCTGGAGGCGGCAAAAATTGCCTTCACCGAGACGCTGCCGACCCGCGTCAACTCCGACAAGTCGGCCATCGTGGTCATCATGCAGCGCCTGAACGAGAAGGACATTTCAGGCGTCATCAAGGACATGGGCCTGCCTTACGTGCACCTGTGCATCCCGATGCGCTTCGAGCCCGAGCACCGCTGCACCACCAGCATCGGCTGGACTGACCCGCGCACCAAGGAAGGCGAGCTCATGTTCCCCGAGCGCTTTGGTGAGGCCCAGGTGTCCGAGCTGGAGAAAACCCTCGGCCCCTACGGCACGGCTGGCCAGCTCCAGCAGCGGCCTGCGCCCCGTGGCGGCGGCATCATCAACACCGAGTGGTTCAAGTATTGGGCCAGCGTCCCGCAGCTCGAATTCCGCTTCATCACCGTGGATACGGCCCAGAAGACCGCCGACCACAACGATTGGTCGGTACTGCAGTGCTGGGCGCGTTCGACCGTTGGCCAGGCGGTCAAGATCGACCAGGTGCGCGGCAAGTGGGAGGCTCCCGAGCTGCTGATCAACGCCAGGGCCTTCTGGCTCAAGCACCTGAACGACATGC